AAAGTTAAGTATAAGAACGTTGTGGGAATTGTCACATTTATGTGTGACTCTTCCCTTTCTATTTTGGTAGCAAGGGGGCAACATCGTTCTCATGATGTTCGTGTTATCGTGCATAAATTAGATTACAATAAAATTGTCAAATTATGAACACGTTTCATCATGCAGTATTTCCGTCAATTATATCTGAAATTGAATCTCCATGTTTTGATTTAATACAACAATCTATGATTGATTGGATTTACCAATACCAAAAAACTAATGAAGGTGTAGTTATTTCTAATCGGGGCGGTTGGCAATCCCCGTCAAATTTTTTTATGCAAGAAACATTTGCTGAGTATAGGCAATACATCTTACAAAATGCGTTATCTGGAGTAAGTTTTTATAATTGCAATTTTAATCTGTCAAACATGTGGATAAACATTAACAGGCATGGTGATTATAATGTAGCACATTGTCATCCATTATCGGTTTTATCTGGAGTTTTGTGGGTTAAAACTCCTAAAAACTGTGGAACTTTAAAATTTGATTCTCCAAATCTTTTTTCCGAACATGAACTAATTTCTAATGTCAGTAATGATGTTAGAAGAGATGCCAATTATACATCTTTTATTACATTTGAACCATCTGCGGGTAAAATAATACTCTTTCCTGCACATTTGTATCATTATGTTGAACCAAATGAGTCTGATGAAGATCGTATTTCGATTGCCTTTAATCTAAATACCTAAAAAGACAAAAGATGAAGTCATTTAAGGATTTTCAAGAACAATTACAGCGTGGTAGATTGACACCATCCACACCCGCACAAACGCAACAACAGCGAGCCACAAGCGCCCGGAGAGCGAATGTAATTGCTCGCAGGATGCGTAACCGAGCTGAAGATGAATTATCAGCACATCAGTCAAACATGAGAACATTACTCAAAAAGAGTGGCGAAGACATCAAAGGTAGACACTAATTAAACTGTCCACCATCTTGCCAACTGCTCACTGTTCAATGTATAGTGGCCATGTTCTTGAGGGACACTATGTACGACGAACTTTGGACTGAGATTGTTGATGCTCCTGGGGAAATCTTCGACATTCCCGAACTTCGTGAAGACGAAGGCTTTGACTTCAACGAATACCTTACTGCTGATTACGATTACTGAAATGAAATCATCTGAAGTGCTGAAACAAATGAAAGAGTTGCGTGATGAATGGCATCGTAACTATTTTCAACTCACAAAAGAACAACACAAACAGTATAACGAATTGCGTAAGCTACGTTATGAGCGTGTGAAAGAATTGCAAGAGTGTGCCAGTGCTTAAACTGTCACAAGGGGTCTTTACAGACCCCTATTTTCATGTATGATGGCCACATGAAGAACACTCATCTCGAACATCCCGAAGATTCTGCACTACTCGGCAAGAAAGCTGTGCAGAATACTATCAACTATCTTCGCAACTGTAAGGGTAGTTGCACTGTCAAATACGATGGTGCTCCCGCTATTGTGTTTGGTACGAATCCAGAGAATGGTAAGTTTTTCGTTGGTACGAAAAGTGTATTCAATAAAGTCAAAGTTAAGATCAATTATACTCACGCGGACATCGAGAAGAATCATAGCAACAATCAAAAAGTTGCTGCAATTCTTCATACCATCCTGGCACACTTCCCGCAAATTGAAGGGATTTATCAGGGTGATTTTATTGGTTATGGTGGTGAAAGCAATTTTACGCCCAATACTATCACTTATGACTTTAGCTCCGTTCCCAGTATTCTGGAGCGTGATCTCGTGTTTGTTTGTCATACACGTTATACTGGCAATTCGATCAAAGAATTGGAAGCACATTTCGGTGCCCCTCGGTATCTTACTGGTCCCTTTCTTGGTGTTCATTTTGTAGATCCCGATGCACAATTTACCACCCGTCGCCGTCGAGTTGATTACATTCTTGGTCTTGCAAGTGTGGTTAGCAATTTTGTTAAGTACCCCGAGACAAAGAAAGAAACTGAAGCGTTGAAGATTGCAGTCAATAAGTGTATTCGTGATGGTCGTTCGGTTTCTGATGTTTTGAGTGGTAATTTGCTGCTGTTGTTCAATCTACTCACCGAAGCTAAATTGTTGCTGATGGAAGGAATCACTGTCACTGGTGATGATGTTCGCGCTACGATTGATCTCGGTGTTGATTACATCAACTCTGGTCATGAGGGTTATGTTCACTGCAATGATTATGGTGCTTATAAATTAGTTAATCGTGAAGTATTCTCCCACTATAACTTCACACTTCCCAAGAGTTGGTAATTACAATGCAAGACGAGTTTTACATCACAAATGGCATCAATCACCACCATTGCAGTTCACTTGAAGAAGCATACCTGTTAGGTCAACATTATGCCACAGAATTGCAAGGTGAAATTGCAGTTTATGTGAATAATGTGAAAGTTGATACTATTTCCCCACAAACTAGATCATCTGAAGTAGAAGGAGAGACACCCCCTGTGCCACTTGAATAAGTGTCACAAGCCCCCTTGTGCAGAGCCCTTGGCCGTCGTATTATGGCCATGTTGAGAGAAATGACCCATGACTCACATCATCGCAGAGCGCACCACAATGTCGCAAGGGATGCCCATCACCGTTACCACTGTAGACGGTTTGGATCGTATTCAGATTAACAACAAACTGCACGATCTTGGTGAGCAAATCCTGAAGCTTCGTATGGAGCAAGATGCTCTCCTGCAAATGCGTAACATGATCGATTCCGAGAATGATCGCCGCGAGATGGGTGATCTGTTCGATGAAATGTTCGGAGGTTGATGTCATGACCACCACCACACTTTCCAAGTATTCTGCACAACAAGAGGCGCAAGGTAACATAGAAAATGCTATCCTGGGTCACACTTTTGCATTGTGTGAAGCACTGCGTCAAAACTACATCGACTATTCTATTCGTTCCCATGCACTTCGCACGTCTGATGTAGAGTATCATGATGCACAGATTGCTAAACTGAAGGAAGGCATTTGTGACTACAATTTCTTTCCCGAGAGTGGTAAAAAGTATCACAAGATTGTGATGGATGCCAACGGATCTCGCTCTGTTCATTGTTTCATTGATAAGAAAACTGGCGAGGTTTATAAGTCTGCATCGTGGAAAGCTCCCGCGAAAGGTGTTCGTTATGATCTGCGAATCATCGAGCAACGTGAGTGGTTGCTGCAACATGCTGATTGGGCAGGTTCTTATCTGTACGCACGATGACTTACTCTAATCTTTCCAAGATTCGTCCGAAACTGAGAACATCTGGCAATGTGACAGGTAACTTCGGGCGACCCAAAGCTAAAGCAGGTTCTTCACTCAATGATCTCGGAATGACTAACGCAAAGACTGTCAAATGTACCACACAAGATGAATACCTGAATCGTCTACATTATGCGTTTGATAATACCACAGATCCAAAGTTGCGTCAGTTCATTTATACTGAGATTCGTAAGATTCATGTTCAGCGAGGAACTTGGTAAATGCTCTATTTCCTTATCATTTCAGCAGCATTTGCGTGGTTCTTTTTTGTTCTATTCTCCAAGCGTTTTGATTACTTAAACAAAGATGATTGAACTTGCACTGATCGCTTCACTTTCTTCTGCACAAATAGAAGAAAGAATCAATAAAACTTGTGCCTACATTGTTGGTATCCCATACGCATCTGACAACTTTAGCGATAGAGAATGGGAAAGATTTGTGGTATGCAAGAATCTTATGAAACGCAATTTTACTCATAAAATACGCTGATCGTTCAGCCCCTTGACCCGAGCCCCCATCCATCGTATATTGGCCATGTTGAGAGGAATCACTCCATGACTTTCGCTGATGCTCTGATTGCTGCAGGTTATGTATTCGATGCAGAGGATTATGATGGTTGTTTTGTAAAAGTTGACTCCGAAGGTTTCATTCATTGTTATCAGGAAGGTGAGGATGATAATGAGTGGAATTATGTGAAAATGACCAATGAGTTTGATGTCATCACTGAGGTGACTTTTGATCCTGAAACTGACACCATCAAGGAGGCTTGATCATGACCAATGATGATTGGGTTTCAGGCTTTCAGATTCTGATGTTACTTTTGGTTGTCATTGGTGTCATTCTTCTTTATGCTCACGACATCAAAGTTGACCACCAAAGTTGCATCCAACACGGCGGCCAATGGGTACACGGATTGAGCACATCTGGCGACTATCAGTATTATTGCATTGAGCCAGCTGGAATGTAGCAAACGGATGGCCCAGTTGTCTGGCTGTCCACCATTCTCCCCACGGGGCAGCCAGGTTTGGTATCTTGGCCATGTTGAGAGGAATCACCCCGATGGATCAAGTCTACTCCTACGTCACCAGCTGGAAGGAAGGCAAAGTCAATCAAATGTTCATTCAAAAAGTGACACCTGAATGGCAAGAATGTGGTCACCAGTATGTTGCTGTTGCTCTCAATCCTGAGACCAATAAAAGTATGGTGATGAGCAAGCCACGCTCCCATTATGATACTCTCCAATGGGTTCGTCGCTTCTGTGGTTCATTCTCTCTGCTCTACTGATGTATAAAGATCCCTGCACAATCGCTCTCGAAGTTAACAACAACATGCACACTGGTTTCACTCTGAATCGCGTAAGTTTCACTCAAGATGAAGAAACCTGCATTCTCAAGTTTCTCAACAATGCAAGAGAATGTGGCCACCCAAGTGCTAACGAACAGTGGTATCCAGTTATTGATAGTATTCTGCAAAAGTATTTCGATTCTGATGTAAAAGAAGCGCAGGCATGGCAGACCGTGTGACAGTTGCACGGCTGTCCACCATTCTCCCCAGTGCCCCCGAATCCTTGGTATCTTGGCCATGTTGAGAGGAATCACCTGATGCGGATTGATGTTAAGTGCTACGGCGCACCTTGGGAGAACACTACCACTGATCTCGATCGAGCATACGATCTCGCGTATAGCTTGAGTGAAGAATACCAGTGTGATGTGGATCTTCGCTATAATGAAACTGGCATCATTTTCACCACTGTTTCTAACTACTGACATGACTGATTATCAGCAAGAAATCAGCATTAAGATTGCAACAACTCTTGAAAAGTTGCAGAACTTAAATCCAGATCTTTATGCTGCTCGTTATCATCAACTTTACATGATTAATGATGTTCTTAAACCACAAGTTTGGACTGTAAGAACACTACATCTAATCGAACAAGATCTAATTGAAAATGCAAAGTAAGATTATGACTACCCATTGATTATCGCACTGTTCTCAAATGATTGCCCTTCCGAATCCTACTGCTAAAATGACACTGACTCAAGACCAGCTTTCGAAACTGATTCAACTCTATGCTGAGCAAGTTGTTGATAGTATGGATGTGCGCGATTTATGTGCCTTTGCGATTGACACCATTTGTGATAACATGGATGGGCTGAGTGAGGATGAAATTAAAACAGAGATTGAAGAGCTTTATGATCATGAAATGCTCGCTGACCTGCTGGAGAGTGTGACAGCCGACTAAGTGGCACCCAGCCCCTTGTAGAGGGCCCCTGGCTGCCGTATTATGGCCACATGAGGGGGAGGGAACGACCTCCCACCCTCCTCCCGATCCTTTCTCTTCTCAAACCATGCGCAAGATCGAAACCCAGATGAACAAAGCCATCACCGCTGGTGTTGACTTCAAGAGTGCAAACACTGAGGTTATCAGCTGCACTCATGTCTCTGATGTGTTCCTGCATGGTAACTTGATTGCTCGCATTGGCGAGACCTGGATTGAACTGTTCGATGGCGGCTGGCGCACTGCTACCACCAAAAGCCGTCTCAATGCTATTCTCGCTGAGCATGGCTGCCCTGGTGAGTATGTCTTTCAGAAGAACTATCAGTGGTTCATCAACTACAATGGTGCCACGATTCCTTTCTTCTCCGGTATGCGCCTGAACTGAATCTTTCCTTCAATTCTTTACACTCACTGACACGATCATGACTGAATCTCGCACTGTTACCTTCACCAACGTGATCGACAATCAAGAACAAACTGTGACATTCCCTGATTATAATCGTGCTGCACAATTTGTCCTAAGTTTGCACATCGCTGGTGTAAAGGCAGTGGTTAATCTTCTCCCCGAAGATGTCGCGCTTCAATGATACAATGTGACAGTCATACAACTGTCCACCATTCTCACCACTGACCCTCAATCCTTGGTATCTTAGCCACATGAGCAAAGCAACTGCAATGATCTACTCTCAAGCATCGAATCTGCAAACTCGCTCGATTGTTTGGGTGAGCAATGATGCCCCTCAAGGGTTGCCCGCTGCTATCATTGCAGGACAGAATCACAACTATGAAGGATGGCAACATTCGACGCATCAGTATCATTGCAATCCTGAAGCTGCACGTATCTCATTCTTTGTATGAAAAAGAATCAGTATCTCCCTCTAGTCTTCCTCCTGTTCTTTATACTCTCCCCAGCATTAAGGTATAACACAGGAGAGTTATTTCATCTCATTGGTAACACAATCCAATCCACTGCACAACAACAATGAGCAGCAAAACATTCAAGAAAGAACTCACTGTGATGATGGAATCGAATGGTTTTGAGTTACAGCGAAGTGCCTCACATCTGGTCTGGAAACATGTCTCAGGTGTGCAAATCTTCACCAGTGCTACACCCTCTTGTCGTCATGCATTGAATCAAATTAAACGACAAATACGCCAAAAAGGTGTGCAAATCAATTAAAAAAGGCTTTTTTTAATTAAGCTGAGTATTTTTAATGTTCTCAATAAGTGTTAGTTATTGAGAATCAATTAGGGGTATTGTTGAGAATGAAAGACCCTTAGAAAGCCCAGTTCTTATAGCGATCTTAGCCCGCAGTCTACCACAACCGCGCAGAAATGTCAAGACCTCGGAGATTACCAAATCCGCACAGTCCTCCCAATTCTTATAAGGACCGCTGATAAATACTCTCACGGTCTTGACAGTTTCCCCCCTGCATCTTATACTGGCCACAGTTAAGTCCTCGTGCCCCTAAAACCATGTCAGTTTCTTATCTTCAAGCCCAGAAAAAGAATGTGCGTGTAACACTGGATCTTTCCGTGTACAGTGACTTTGATGCCCGACAGATTGATTGGCGTAAGTTATTCCAACTCGATGGTGATGAGACCGTGGAGGCTTATGTGGAAGACCTGGATGTAGACTGGTAAGAGTATAACCACAGAGGGAATGAGATGCGCCCTTATAGACACTCACCAAACACACAGTTTCTAACACTTTATCATGACTCGTTCGATTGCACTTTCGCTGCTCGCACAAGGTAACAACGGCAATGAGATTCTGAGCATTCTCGACTCTATCGCTGCCGACAATGTGGAGATTGACATTATCGAATTCTGATCGTATAATGAGGGTGCTGCGGTTATGCGTGGCACCCCACTTATTCGTATTGACAGTTATTCGTGATGGCAGTATGTGGCCGTTGGCGGTTATAACGGCGGGCGGCGGCGCGGTTTATAAAAATCGATAAGTCCCTAACCTACAGAGGTGACAATTCGACCGAGCTTTATAAATATCAAAAAAAATTCCCGGAGGAAAAAATGGGCGTCAAATGGATTCATAAAGACGGTTATTCGAGACCTGATAAGCGCACATTGCCTAAGAAGGGTGGCAAGAAAAAATAAAAAATGAACAACATAATTCCCAGCACCGTAGTTGATGGTTTCTTTAATAATCCTTATCAGATAAGAGACTTTGGATTAGAAGCAACGAAACAAGGGGGTTCAAATCTCGGTAAACTTACATATCGAGGAGAAAGATCCAAATGTTTATCTGTAATACATCCAATTCTATTTTCTCATATTAATCGAAAAATTCTGAGTAGTTATTTTGATTTAAACCGAGATAATGTTTCATGGACATCTGAAATGACTTATCAACTCACAGATGAGTCCTATGGTGATGGTTGGGTTCATACTGATCATTTTAGAAAAGCAGATTATTCTAGACCACCATTGTTAACTGGAATTATCTACTTAACTCCAAATGCACCATTAGAGTGTGGTACAAGTTTGTATAGACCTAAAAGTGTGGCTGCTGAGCATCTACATCTTGACGTTAAGAATAGTGGAAACGTTGATCCAGATCTTAGAAAGTCCGAATATTATGATGTCTGCAGAAAGGAGAATAATGATCAGTTTGAAAAAATTATGACTGTAAATAATTTGTTTAATCGATTGGTTATATTTGATTCAAGTTATTTGCATTGTGCAGATCGTTTTTTTGGAAATACTAGAGAAAATAGTCGATTGACAATTGTAATCTTTATGACTGAGTTATATGTGAATCAAACTCCGATTGCAAGAATTCGATCTTTATAAAATAAATAATAGCGTTGAGCGCGAAAAAATCCCGTGCAAAAGATTTACCACATATACGCAAAAGATAAGTGTTTGTTTCATTCAATCGATGAGGAGGAATTCCAAGTAACATGGAATACTTTGAATCGAATGGTTGGTATTATGAAAACTGATTATTCTGAGAATGATCTTTCTTATGAAGAATTGGTTGTGAATAAAGAAATGGTTCTGAATTCTTCTCATTGACAACACCATATATACATGGTAAAATTGATCTGAAAGTTATTTTCTCTTATGGCAAAAGGATTTACTGTTAAGGCTCCTGCTCCAAAGGTATCTGAACCTGAGTGGGACTATGATAAAATTAAAGAGCGGATGCGTGGAAAGTCAATTGTATTTTGTCTTCCTGGAAGAGGTTGTTCATATCAGTTTCTGAAGTCATTTGTACAACTGTGCTTTGATATGGTACAGAATCAAATGAGTATTCAGATTTCTCAGGATTACTCATCAATGGTGAACTTTGCACGTTGCAAGTGCTTGGGTGCTAACGTACTGCGTGGTCCTAAGCAGATTCCCTGGGATGGTAAACTGCAGTATGATTATCAACTGTGGATTGATAATGACATTGTGTTTAACACAGAAAAGTTCTGGCAACTCTGTGATCTGGCTCTGAGTGAAGACAGCGAAGGTAATCTCGTTGATAGAGAAATTACCGCAGGTTGGTATTGCACAGAAGATGGTCACACGACCTCAGTTGCTCACTGGTTGGAAGAAGATGACTTCCGTAAGAACGGTGGTGTGATGAATCATGAGACATTGACCACCATGGAAAAGCGTCGTAAGCCTTTCACCGTAGACTACACTGGTTTCGGTTGGGTGATGATCAAGAATGGTGTCTTCGAGAACCTTGAGTACCCCTGGTTTGCTCCTAAGATGCAAGTATTTGAATCTGGCAATGTCCAGGATATGTGTGGAGAAGATGTGTCATTCTGTCTGGACGCAAAGGAAAAGGGTTTTGAGATCTGGTGCGATCCTCGGATCCGTGTTGGTCATGAAAAAACAAGAGTTATTTGAAAATAAAATTATTGTATTAGATTCCGTTCTTTCAAAAACAGAATGCGATTTTCTAATAAATTTTTATAATCGGCATGGATGCACCCATGGATGGGCAGGAACTTTTCCAATGACAATTGATTTCAAAGATCAACTTGTTAATCAATATATATTTAAAATTGAAGATAATATAAAAAAAATGTTATCCGATAAAATAAGTGTAGATTGGTGTGAAATTGTAAAATGGCCTCATGGGTCTTACAAAAATGATCATTTTGATACTGCATCCAATAAAACTGTTTTTACATCAGTCACATATTTAAATGATGATTACCATGGTGGAGAAACTTTTATTGTAAATGACATGAAAATTGTTCCAAAAATAGGAAGAACTGTTTACTTTGATGGACAATTTTATAAGCATGGAGTATCAAAAGTTCAGAATACTGATAGATACACAGTTCCAATCTGGTATAAGTACAATTAAAATAAGATAAAATGTTTGACATTGTATACCGAGGGAGAGTCTTATACCGTAATCTCACACATGAAGAATGTGCCGAGATTCTTGATGACCTCTCTCAAAGGTATTATGAAGACGAAGAATTTGATGTAAATGAATTAGAACTAAGGGAGAGTACTTATGGCTAAAGTTGGATCTTCGATGAACAAGAACTTTCATGTTCCTGGACCTCCGAAGAAAACTCGGCAGGGTATGAGTAAGATGACGCTGACCTCTGCCACTTCTCGCAATGGTAAGCAAAAGAAATACAGAGGGCAAGGTAAGTAATATAGATAGAGCAGGGATCTTACCCTGCTTTTTTTTATTATATTTTATGGCATATTTAAATCACAACTTACCAACGATCACTTGTTATATTCGCAATGAATTTTTGTATAATCATAAAAAAGGCCATGGTGAGGTAACTTTATGCGATGTACACTCCGTAGCGTCCTTAGAGAAGCATGTACCCCTCTTTGAAGCGTTTTTAGAGAATGGGGTAAACTGGACACGAAGACCGATTCATGCATTTTGTTGGAAACCAGATGCACCTGTGCCAAAGTTAGAAGAGTGTATGTGGTGGGATTGCTTTTCTCCTTATATTGACGTTCAAGTTCGTGCAAGACTGGCTAACTTACGTGCTGAACTAATCAATTATCGTGGAGAAAAGAATGAAGGAACTTACTTGTTTACTCTTGATTGGTCGTGGGAATCAAAATCAACATTGAATACAAATTTTAGTGAGACTCCAGAGCATAAATGTGCTCATGTCTTTAAGATGGACAATGGAAATTTCTATGCATATCCAAATAATAAGATCTTATGGTATGATGATGCATGGACTAAGAACAGAATTACTCAAAATCCAGGTTATGAAATTGACTTAACAGAGTATTCTGTCGAAAATCGTAGAAAAATTGAGACCTCGGACGATTTTATGTACGATGTTACAGAAATTCGGGATAGCAACCCCGTAAAAAGTTCTGATTTTAACGAATCAGGAGCTAAAAACGATGGCCAACTCGCCAATTGACAAAGGAAATGACTTTATGAAGTCGGGAATGACACTCATTACCGAACTTTCTTCAGAAAAATACCTTCAAAAACAGAAAAAAACTCAAAAATACGACGTTCCCGACGATCGTTACTCAAGACCATGTGGTGGATCTGGTGGATTTGACGATTTTGTTGAAAGATGGCACGAATAACCGTCAAAATTGCGAATAAATAAGTTAGATTTATTCTATTTTCATGCCTTTAGAAAGGGTAAGTAAGGGTTTTAAGGACATTAGTGCTTCCTTTCAGGTAAGTGCATTGAATTATGACCTGATTGCACTCAAAAATGAGAGTGCGATTGCCCGTTCAATTCGAAATTTGGTACTTACCCTTCCAGGAGAAAAGCCTTTTAATGAAGATTTGGGTTCTGGTGTCTCAAAATCAGTTTTTGAGAACATGGATAACATTTCTACAACGATTGTAAAGGAAGAAATTGAAAATACAATCAATAATTTTGAACCAAGAGTTAGATTAATTGATGTGAATGTAGAACCAAACTATGATGGCAACGATTTATACGTTACAATTCAATATGAAATCATTGGAATTGATGTTTTACCACAGCAACTGGCATTTGCATTACAACAAACACGATAAATGACACTCATAAATTTTAGCAATCTCGATTTCGATCAAATTAAGAGTTCTCTCAAAGAATATCTGAGAGCAAACTCAAATTTTACTGACTATGATTTCGAAGGTTCTAATTTATCAACGATTATTGATACTCTTGCATATAATACATACATTACTTCGTACAATGCTAACATGGTTAGCAACGAAGTTTTCATTGATTCAGCAACTTTAAGAGAAAATGTTGTTTCTCTCGCAAAAGCAATTGGATATATTCCAAGATCGAGGAAGTCATCAATCGCAACCGTTTCATTTTTTGTTGACACTTCTTCTTTACCAATTACACCATTAACATTAACTCTTCAGAGAGGACTTGTTTGTACAAGTTCTACAACTTTTCAGGGACTGAGTTATAGTTTTAATATTATTGATTCTGTTACAAAACCTGTTGTGAATAATATTGTAACATTTGACGCAATTCAGGTTTATGAAGGAACATATCTTACTCAAACATTTACTGTAGATACAAATAATCCAAATCAAAAATTCATATTATCAAATGCTGGTATTGACGTAAGTTCAATACGAGTTACAGTTAGAAATACTCAAAATAGTACTGTGACTCGTCAATTTAGCCTTTCAGAAAACCTGATTGATATTGGATCAACATCAAAAGTCTTCTTTATTCAAGAAATTGAAGATCAAAGATACGAAGTTATTTTTGGTGATGGAATTTTTGGGGTAAAACTTGAGAACCTTAACTTTATTGAAGTTTCTTATGTTGTAAGTAATGGTGAAAATGGAAATGGCATATCTAACTTCGTATATGCTGGAAGACTTTTAGATAATAATGACGCTTCAGTTGTAGAGTCAATTTCAGAAATCACAACTGACATTGCATCAAATAATGGTCAAGATTTAGAGTCTGTAGATTCAATTAAAAAATTTGCTCCAAGAATCTATGCTTCACAAAACAGAGCTGTAACCGCTGCTGATTATGAAGCGATTGTTCCTACAATATTCCCAGAGACAGAATCCATCTCCGTATATGGTGGAGAAACATTGAATCCACCCAGATATGGAAAAGTATTTATTTCAATCAAACCTTATAATGGAGATTTTTTATCCAGTATTATTAAGGATCAAATTAAAACTCAATTAAGAAAATATACCGTCGCAGGAATTGTTACTGAGATTATTGATCTCAAGTATATATTTGTAGAATATGAATCAACAGTTTACTATAATGCAAATTTATCTCCTGGTGCTGGAAATGTAAAGTCAATTGTTGAAGCGAATCTTTCAAGATATTCCGATTCAACAGAGCTGAATCGATATGGATCAAGATTCAAATATAGCAAATTCCAAAAAATAATCGACGACAGCCATCCATCAATTACATCAAACATTACAAAAATCACAATGCGTCGTGATTTAAGTGCAAAAGTAAATGTTCTTGCGGATTATGAATTGTGTTTTGGAAATCAATTTCACATTAAAAATTCAAGAACTGGATATAATATCAAATCCTCTGGATTTAATGTTGATGGAATTGTAGATCAAGTTTATTTTGGAGATTTACCAGGATCAAATGAAAAGACTGGAAGTATATTCTTATTTAAATTGAATTCTCTTACCGAACCAGTTATTGTTAGAAACAATGTTGGATCTATTGATTATGAAAAAGGTGAAATTAATTTATCTCCAATCAAAATTACAAACACTGTAAAAATGAAAAATGGATTGAAGATTGTTGAAATTTCAGCAATTCCTAAATCAAATGATGTCATCGGAAAAGAGGATCTTTATTTGCAACTAGATATTAATAACAGTATCTTAAATATGCAAATAGATGATATTTCATCTGGCGCAAATATTTCAGGATCAACATATACTGTAACATCTAGTTATACAAACGGCAGTTTAATCAGATCATAATATGACACAGACAAGGGTAAAGACGAGTTTAATTGTTGAAAATCAAGTTCCCTCTTATATAAGAGATGAATTTCCCATGTTTGTTGAGTTTTTATCTCAATATTACAGATCTTTGGAATATCAGAGTGGCCCATCTGATATTTTACAAAATATAGATCGATATGTAAAATTAGAAAATCTTACAAATTTAATTGAATCCACTACTTTATCTGCAGACATTGAGTTTTTTGATACGACAATATCCGTTGATTCTACAAGTGGATTTCCTGATTCATATGGATTACTTTTAATTAATAATGAGATCATCACATATGAATCAAAAACATCAACAACATTTGTTAATTGTATTCGAGGATTTGTAGGAACTACATCATATCAAGATCCTGCAAATTATGATCAACTTGTTTTTTCAGATTCTGAAGTAGCAGAGCATTCTTCTGGAGAAACTGTTACAAATTTAAGTGTTCTTTTCCTAAAAGAATTTTTTACAAAAGTTAAAAATCAAGTTGCTCCTGGATTTGAAGTCAGAGAATTATATTCAGAATTAAACGAATCCTTTTTTATTACTCGTATAAAAGATTTTTATTCTTCCAAGGGATCTGATAAGTCTTTTAAAATTCTTTTCTCAGCTCTTTATGGAGAATCTGTATCTGTAATTAAACCAAGAGATTATTTAATTCAACCATCGGATGCTCAATACTATATCACCAAAGATCATGTTGTCGAGGTAATTTCTGGTGATCCTATGAGTCTCTCTGGATCAACTTTGATTCAAGACGAAACAGATTTTATTGATGGAGCTAAAAGAACGATTTCAAAAGTAGAAAGAATACTTAGAGGTGAAAAAGAATATTATATTATTAGTCTTGATTATGATCAAGAAAAAGATGTTAACGTTTCCGATTATAATTTTGGAGAATTTACAATTCATCCAAAAACTCAAATAGTAACAACTGCAGGAATTGGTGTTACAACACTTGATGTAGATTCGACTGCAGGATTCCCAGAATCTGGAACATTGACAGCAGTGGTTGCAAACGATACCACAATTTCGATTACTTATAGTGAAAAAACACTCAATCAATTTTTAGGGTGCTCTGGAGTAACTTCAGAGTTATCAGCATCTCAAGAAATTGCTCTTGATGTATATGCTTATGGAGTAGTTGGTATTTCAACAGATAATGTGGTGAAAGTTAGAATCACTGGTGTATTGTCAGATTTGCAAATTTTAGATGATAATTACTATCAAGAAAAAAATGATATAATTCAAATTAAAACATTAGGATCAAAACTAGATTCGCCTAAAGCAAATAATTGGTTTTTTAATGTATCCGCACGGTATGATGTTAAAAGTTTAGAATTACTTGATATTTCAAATTTTACGTATAAGGTAAATCTTTTTGACGAGCACGATTTTGTAATTGGTGATTCAATTACACTTATTTCTTCAGATAGTAGAGAGTTTTATGGAAGTATAATTCCAGAAAATATTACTTCAATTTTTACTTCCAATGTTTCTGGATTTGATAATAAAACTTCATTTAATATTTCTGGGCAGGGCCAATTAAGCACAAATTCTTTTTATACTGTCAGAAAAAATATTTCAAAGGTATCTACAACAAATTATGCCGAAATCGAAAGATTTTCTTCTAATATTCAAAACATTTACACAGATTTACATGATTCGTTATATTTAGCTGCAAATTCTTTACCAACATATTTTAATAGACCATTAACAATTACTGATCGTACAATTACTTTTTCTGGAACTTTTTCTGGAACTCAATTAGTAATTGGAACTCATGGACTATTAACTGGTGATGCGATTGTTTATAATCCTACTGATAGTTCAAATAAATTAGATTTGATTAAAGGGATTTATTTTGTAAAGAGAATTAATTCTACAACGATATCTCTTGCAAGAAGTCGTCAAAATATTTACACTCAAAATTATATTTCAATAACAGGAACAGTTACTAATAATAAATTTTTCTTCTTTGAATTTTCTGATAGATCTTTAAATCTTGAAAGAGTAAAACCACAAAAACTTATTCGAAAATTATCAACCCCAATTAATGATGGATTGGAATATGAAACGGAAGGACATACGGGAATTTTTGTTAATGGTGTAGAATTATCAAATTATAAGTCAAGCGATTTAATTTATTATGGTTCGATTTTAAGAATAGTACCGACTTCTCCAGGATCTGGATACGATCTAATGAGTCCACCAGTTTTAACAATTTCCGATGATTTGGGAACTGGAGCTGTTGCAATTTGTACAGTAACTGGTGCATTAAATCGAGTTGATATTGTTGATCCGGGTTTTGATTATCTGGAAGATCCAATTATCACTATTACTAGTGGTGGAGGAACAGGTGCAATCGTAAAACCAAATCTAATAGAATTTGATCACTCTGTAACATTTAATTCATCTGCCTCTTCTTCACAAGTCAATACCACAAATGATACTATTGGGTTTGGAACTTTTCATAAATTTAGAGACTCTGAAGAAGTCATTTATGATACTCAAGGAGAAAGTAATGTCGGCGGTATTACAACCGGAGCAAAATATTATGTTTCCGTTCAAAACGGGACAACAATTAAATTGCATAATACTTTGACAGATGCTTCTGTAGGTATTAACACAATTAATTTATCCTCTTTTGGAACTGGAAATCATAGATTTTTATCAGTAAATAAGAAAAAGAAAATTGGATCAGTATCAGTAATAGAGAGTGGCACTGGATATGTAAGTAGTGGATCATCTATTCAATTAACAATTAAAGGTAGAATTGGTGTTTCAACCTTAACAGGACAAAATTTCAATGCAGTTTTAAAACCGATTTTTAGAGGAGAAATCACCTCAGTTTCTATTATTTCTGCTGGATCTGAATATGGTGATGAAGAAATCTTAAATTATCAAAGACAACCAACATTCACTTTAAACAGTGGATCTGGAGCTCAGTTGGTAACGGTTGTATCTGATGGAAAAATCAAACAAGTTTTTGTAACCAATAATGGAAGCGGTTATAATTCTCCTCCAAATTTGGTTATTAATAGCACTACTGGATCTGGTGCTGTTCTTACACCAATTATTAATAATGGTCAATTAGTTGAAGTAAAAGTTATATTTGAAGGAAACGGATATTCTGAAGGAACGGATATTGATGTTATACCTGCTGGAGCAGGAGCATTATTTGAAGCATCTTTAACATCTTGGAGAGTTGATACGGTACAAAGATTATTACAATCAAATCAAATACCATCCGATGATGGAATTCTTCAAAGATCATTGAAAGATTCTTATGGACTTCAGTATACCCATTCATATGCCGCAAGATCTTTAAGAATCTCTTCACTTGCAACACAATTTATTGCAGAAACTCCAATTTTTGTATCAGACTTACAAACTTCTGCAGGAGCTGAAATTGAATCATCCACACACTCTCCTATTATTGGTTGGGCATTTGATGGAAATCCAATTTATGGACCATATGGATTTGATTCCTCTGGTATTGTTAAGAGAATGGTTTCTGGATATACTATATCATTAAGTCCAGATAGACCAAGCACTTTATTATATCCTTCCGGATATTTCGTTGAAGATTATATTTTTACAAACAGTGGAGATTTAGATGAACACAATGGAAAATTTGGACCAACTCCTGAATTTCCAGATGGAGTCTATGCCTATTTTGCTACTATAAATTCTATAAATGATTCCACTGGGCCATTTGCATCATTTAGAAGACCAGTGTTCCCATATATTATTGGAAACACTTATAAATCAAAACCAATAGCGTTTAATTATTTGGCTTCATCAAATCAAGATGAAATTGATATAAATGCTCAAGGTTGGAGTAGAAACACATATCCATATCACTTTACTAACGCTAGAAGTTATTATGATTTTGCCATAGACTCAAATAAAATTAAAAAGCAATTATCGATTGTAAAAAATACAACAAGATCTGGAATTGATTCTATTGGTATCGTAACTGGAGGGACAAACTATCAAGTTGGTGATCAAATTGTTTTTGATAATACTGGAACTGGTGGTTTTGGCATTTCGGTAGAAGTTTCTTTCCTTGAAGGAAAAGAAGTAAACAATGTTGGAATTGCAACTTCTGTAATTGAAGGAGTTCAAATGATTCCCGTATCTAATGGAAAGCAGTTCATTGGATATACAACTAATCCACATACTTACAATAATAATGACTTGGTAAGTTTTACATCAACTGGAATTAGCACCAGTGGAAAAATAAAAGTAGTTATTAATGAGTTGTTATTATCTACTGGAGTTGGTTCTACAGGATATACCGGAATTGTAACATACTTCAATGTAAATGGCAATTTGAATGTTGTAAAAGAAAACGACATATACCAAATTCTTGGAGAACAAGTAAAAATTCTTAACGTAGATACTCTCTCATCAAGAGTTAGAGTTTTACGCAGTTATAATCAAACGCAAGGTATGACAACAATTGCTGCTGGAGTAGCAATTACCGAAAGAACCAGACGATTTGAATTGGCATTTGGAATTTCGACTTCTACATTTAATTTACAATTAAACAAGCAAATATATTTTGATCCTAAAGAAACTGTTGGATTGGGAACAATTGCTGGTCCTGGAATAGGATATAGTTTAAGTTTTACAAATCCTGGAGCTGGAATAACTCAAATTAATATTCCAACCAGAGCTTTATGGATACCAAAACATGGTTTGGAAACTGGAACAGAATTGATATATGCTGACAATGGTGGAACTGCAGTTTCAATATCTACAGATGGAGTATCAAGTTATCAACTTTCAAATAATTCTTCCGTTTATGTTGCAAGACTTGGAGATAATTTAATTGGTATATCAACAATTAAAGTTGGACTTGGAACTACCGGTTCTTTTGTGGGAATTGCAACAACTGCTTCTTTACTTTATTTCACAAATGTTGGAACTGGAAACTCTCATAGTTTTACTACAAACTATCAAAATACTTTAAAAGGAACAACGACTAGAAATTTAGTCACAGTTTCTCTTGCTGCAACTCATGGACTTGAAATAGGAGATTCTGTTAAAGTTTCAGTTCTTCCTGGAGTTGTAACAAGTTTATATTCTGGAACCTATGAGATTGTTTCTACATCATCTACTCAATTTGCATATACAATTTTAAGTTATCCAGAGGCATCAAGTTATTCATCCTCCAATGGGGAATTGAAATATCAAACTACATCCGGAACTGCTTATGGTCCAATTCATCAAGCAAAATTAAAATCAAAAGGTCTATCATATAGAACTCTTCCATATATTGAATCAATAACAACAGGTATTGGAACAAATGCAGTTTTAGTTCCATATGGCACTGGTATTGGGTCTATTAATAGAGTTGAAATTCAAGATATTGGATTTGACTATCCTTCAGATTTAAGTTTAAGGCCAACAGCAAAAATTCCAGAAATTTTAGAAGTAAACAATTTATTTTCAATTAAATCCATAGGAGTTACTTCAGTTGGAAGAAACTATATTGTAGCACCAGACTTAATTGTTATTGATCGTTTAACAAGAGAAATTGATCAAGGTGTTGATTTAGAATATAATCTTGGAGATACTCAAGTTTCTATTCTAAAAAATTCAAGATCTGTCAATAAAGAAACTTCAATAGTTTTTCCAATAAACAATAGTAATGGTGTTGGAATCAGTACGATTAGATTTATTTCTGCAAGTAAAGATGTTGTCGTAACACTTGGATCCAGTTTTAGTAATGTCGCAGATTTCCCCTTTGCAATTGGAGATAAAATTTTAATTGAAAATATTAGTGTTGGTATTGGATCGACTGCCAAAGGATATAATTCAGAAGCCTATGGATATGAGTCCTTTACAATTGTCAATATAGATCCAAATATTGGTGGAATTGGAGCAACGGTTTCCTATAATTTAACTGGAAGACTATCTTTAACAGAAATTCCAGGAAACTATGATCCAATTAATTCTGCAGGAAGAATAATTGCGGAAAGAGATCTTCCATCATTTTCAATTGAGTATCAAAGAAATGAATTTTTTGATGGAGAAAATGTATTTTCACAATCATCCAGTGGAGTTATAGAAAATTGGGATGAAAATAATAATACCGTAAGAGTCTCTACAAATCAAGGATTTGTGCAAGGTGATACTTTAGTCGGTGAATCTTCTAAAACTGAGGCCGTAATTAATCGAGTAATTAGTTTTGATTCAATCTATAATGTCAAATCAAATTCAATAGTTAAAAAAGGTTGGCAACAGCAAACCGGATTTTTAAATAATGATCTTCAAAAAATTGCAGATAATGATTACTATCAATATTTTTCATATTCTATCAAAACAAATACTCCATTTAGTGACTGGGATGATGTAGTAGATGATTTAAATCACCCCGCAGGATTTAAAAAATTTGCAGATCTTCAAGTTGTATCTTCTCCAGATTCAATTGGAATTGGAACAACCGCAGAAATGGAAATTGCCACTTTGGCCGAATTGGATTCTACAATCGATACTCACTGTATATCAGATTTTGATCTCGTAACAGAAAATAATATTTTTGTTAGTAATAGATTTGCCTCAAATCAAATTAACTTCAATTCAGCGATTCTACAAGATTATTTTGAGTCGGTTGGAAATAGGGTTCTTAATATTGATGATCTTTCTCCGCAATTTAATAGTAATCCTAGATCAACTCCGTTTTCAACGATTGACGCATTTACATTATCCGATAATCGTTATAGAAAATATATTACATTTGTAAGCGATTTAGTTTTACCAGAACAAAATCAAGTACTATTGACATCATTACTTCACGACAATAATTTTGGTTATTTGAATCAATATGGAAAAATTTTCAATCAAGATGATTTGGGAACCTTTGATTTTAGTATCGCTGGTACTGAAGGAGCTTTAGTATTTTATCCAGTTTTTACAGAAGAAAATAATTATGATATTTCATTTTCAAGTATTAATGTTTCCGATGTTGTTACATCTACTGGAGAGTATAACCTTGGAAATATTGTCAATATTAAATCTTCAACTGTAACGATTCCTGTTGGTGTTAGCACTGCAACTACAATTGTTGGAATTGCATCTACGTATAGGGCTTCTAAAGTTTATGTTGTAATTGGAGCAACAGATGGTTCTTTCTATGAAGTCGATGAAATTAGCGTTCTTCATAATGGAACTGATGTAGAGTTCTTAGAATATGGGCAGTTAACAACTGGTAACTTATCTTCTTTCAGTTCACCAGGAATTGGAACATACAATGCGTATTTGTCTGGATCCAATTTAAACATTGATTTAACTCCAGATGTTGGATTATCTACAGCACACTTTGTAAATACTGTTCGCGTTTCAATTGCAAATTCATCTGCAGTTGGAGTGGGAACAACTATCATGTATGATAGTTTCCTTACCTCAACATTGACAAGTATTGCTTCATCAACAGCACCAGGAGTTTCTACGGTTTCTGAATTTTCATTAACTGGAGATGCTGCATACTATATTGCAGTTGTTGAGGACTTGACAAATCAACAATATCAAATGTCTGAGTTAGTTTCTCTTAAAAATCAATCAAATGCTTATGTGTCAGAATTTGGATTTGTACAAACAGACGGAGATCTTGGAAGTTTTACAATTGAAAGAGTTGGAGATAACACCCGACTACACTTTACTCCAAATGCAAACATTGAAGCACAAGTAAGAGTCTTCCAGCAGTCGGTTCATTCATCTGAAGGAAATAATTTCACCAGAGAAATATCATTGAATAATGCATCGATTGCTGCTGGAAATGGTTCTTACGAAGGAACTTTAGTTTCCACGAAAAAAGAATTTAATCTTACAAGCAATCAACTCCCAATTTTTGAAAGATATGCATTAGGATCTGATTCTAGTATTGTTGATTTAAGTTTAAACGCAGTTAAAATTCCTGGACATTTCTTTGTAACTGGAGAAGAAATTTCTTATGAATATAATTCATCAGACACAACCTCAATTAATGCTATTGGAATCGCAACCACTTCCGTTGGTGTAGGAACAACCGATAAACTTCCAAGAACCATATATGCAGTTAAATCCGATAACTTATATGTAAAATTTGCAAAATCGGCAGCTGATGCTTTATCAACACCAGCGGTAACATTTGATATCACAAGTGTTGGAATTGGAACTTCCCACGTCTTCAGATCTAAAAAACAGAATGCAAAAACTTTAATATCAATCGATAACGTTATTCAGTCTCCTATCGTATCTACAGCAGTTACAACGATAACTTCTAGTTTTGTTGGAGAAATAACCAATTTAGTGACATTATCTGGAATTACATCATTCTTTACCGGGGATATGATAAAAATTGGTAATGAAATTATGTTAATTGAAACTCTTGGATATGGATCTACAAATGTTGCAATTGTTCAACGAGGATGGTTGGGAACTGGAATTAGTACGCATAGCACTGGTAGTCTTATTACAAAACTGAACGGAAATTATAATATTGATAATAATGCCATTTATTTCTCAACTGCTCCATATGGACAAGTTCCATTTACTAGTGTATCTGATAGAGGAGATGAACAAGATTATGTTGGATTGATTACTGGATCTACGTTTAGTGGAAGAGTTTTCTTAAAATCAGGTAATGTCAACTCAGTTGATGATACTTATTTTTATAATAAAGTTTTTGATGACATTTCTGGATCATTTAATGGTTCGAATAGTGTTTTTACATTAAAGTCTGGGGGATCCAATATTACTGGAATTAGCACATCAAATGCAATCGTCTTGGTAAATCAAATTTTCCAAGGTCCAGAAAGATCCACAGGATCAGTTTTAGTTTCTGGAAATTATGACCTTTCTGAGTCTGCTGGTATTACTTCAATTACTTTCACAGGAACTCAAACTCAATCTTATGATATTAATGCAACATCTTTACCAAGATCTGGTATTATTGTTTCAGTTGGATCTACTGCTGGATTTGGTTATCAACCACTAGTAAGTGCTGGAGGAACGGCCATTGTTTCTGTGGCTGGAACTATTCAATCTATTAGTATTGGAAATAGCGGTTCTGGATATAGATCAGGATCTCAACCAACGGTTCGAGTTGGAGTTATCACACAAAGTACAGGAACTCCAAATATTACTTATGTTGGTGTTGCATCAATTGGAACGTCTACAACAAATAAAGGTAGAATTGTGAGTATTGCAATTACAAACCCCGGTGTTGGATATACTTCATCAAATCCTCCATTAGTTGTTATTGATGCACCATTATCATATAGTAATATTCCTTTAGTTTATAGTTCTTCATCTCCAACTGGATTTGGAAGTGGATCAACCGTTGATATTGTCGTTGGCCAAGGATCAAGCGTAATCACTTTTGAAATTAAAAATACTGGATACTCTTATGGTCAAGGGCAAATTCTTACCGTTGGAGTCGGAGGCACTGTAGGAATTCCTACAGATATTGCCCTAACATTCAGTGAGTTCCAAATTACTGTTGATAGAACTTTCACAGATAGTTTCTCTGGATTATCTATCGGAGATCTTCAAGTAATAGATCCTTTTGATTCTCTATTTGATGGTGAGACCACGGTGTTCCCACTAAAAATTAATGATACTTTAACTTCCATTAGATCTAGAGTTGGTTCTGGAATTGATATTCAATCCACATTATTGGTTTTTATTAATGATGTTTTACAAGTTCCTGGAAAAGGATATCTATTTTCTGGTGGAAGTTCGATAACTTTCCCAGAACCACCAAAACCAGAGGATACTTCAAAGATTCTTTTCTATAAAGGTAATGGTGAAGTTGATGTAACTTTTGTTGATATTATAGAACCAATTGAAGTTGGAGATGGACTGACTATAATTGGTGATACTATTGATCAAATTGAAAATGAAAGAATAGTATCTGAGATTCTTTCCAGCAATAATGCCAAAACAAATACCTATTTTAATCCAGGTCTTAGTTTAAATCAAAGTCTAATTAGACCAGTTACGTTATGTTATCAAACTCAAGATAAAATTATTGATGGAGTTGAAATTGGAAAAAATAGAGTTCTTTACGAACCAGTTATT